GATTTATTAGAAAGAGAAGCTAGTTATGGTCGTATAGGCTTTAACATGCAGTTCCAACTAGATACAACTTTAAGTGATTTAGATAGATACCCACTTAAACTAAAAGACTTAATAGTTCTTAATTTAAACCCCACTACTGCCCCTGAGAAGGTCGTATGGGCTAGTTCACCAGAATTACAATGGAATGACCTACCTAATGTAGGTTTGCAAGGAGATGCTTATTTCAGACCCATGCAGACACAAGGAGACTGGATAGATTACACTGGTTGTGTAATGTCTATTGACCCTTCAGGTAAAGGTAAAGATGAGACAGCTTATTGTGTGACTAAGATATTAAATGGTAATATTTATGTAGTTGCAACAGGTGGTTTCAACTCTGGTTATTCTGAACATGTTTTAAATAAACTTGTAGGTATCGCAAAGAAGCATGAAGTTAAAAAGATATTGATTGAAGAAAACTTTGGTCAAGGTATGTTTGAAGCCTTACTAAAACCATACCTTACAAAAGAGTACCCTTGTACGACAGAGATGGTCAGACAGACTTCTAATAAACATAGAAGGATACTAGACACTCTAGAACCCCTATTTGCACAGCATAGAATTGTCTTTGATGCTAATGCTATTAGAGAGGATTATGAGGGTACTAATAGCCTATATCCACCAGAACAGGCTTTAAGATACCAACTAATGTATCAAATAAGTAGATTACAAAAAGGGGCTAATACGTTATCGCAAGATGACAGAATAGATGCCTTACAGATGGCTTGTTATTACTGGATATTGCAATTATCTAAAGACCAAGACATGTCCATAAAGACTAGAAAAGAAGAACTATTTAACCAAGAATTAGAGCAATTTTTTGGGAGAAGTAATAAAGACAATACATGGATAAAGATATAAGACATATCTAAGTGCCACTATTAGATAAATAGAACTATTAGATAACTATTAGTTTTATAATAAGATTAATCAAGTTCATGTATGCAATATAGGAACTGATGATGAGTATAGTGGACTAATAGAGATAACTAAATTACATGAACAATGATAAACCTATATATCTTAAAGCCTTATGTAAGACTAAAGGTGACAAGAAGGTAGCTAAAGAAATAGCTGATGGTATCAAGTATTTAAACAAGAAGGGTGGACTAGATTTCACCTATAAGGCAGACAAGAAGCCTTTAAATCCAGTAGAAGACCAGATAGAGGGCAAGAAGTTTATCTTAGAGTTTGCACAGGAGTTTCTAGAGTATTGTGTTGATTATTCACTTACTGATAAAATAGAGGGTGTTTTAGGTTCACAAAAATAATTTGGTATAAAAATGTGAGAACCTCACGTATGTACCCTCAAAAATAAATTCCCCCTATACGTGTGTGACATAAATATCACAGGTGGGTGGGTGTATCTATAATAATGCAACGTCTGTTGCACAAAATATAATATTAATATTGCTTAACAATAATAAACAATGGTTATTGCAACCAGTGACCACTAAAAATCTATGTATATATCTACTTTAGAATTATTCTAAGTTATTTTTTGAATTTTTTTATTTGGTTCTATCTCTCTCATTATCTGTTCTTAAATCTTTTAATTAAACTTTTATAAACTAAAGGCTTGACACTGGTTGCACTGATGTATTACAGTTGTGCATATATAAAACAAACAACTAACTAGAGGTAGATAGACATGACTAAAGACAATCAAGTACTAATACAAAAAGAAACAATTAACTTAAATGAAATAGATTTATTGACTAAGGTGGTTCAATTAGATTTGCCTACTTTAAATAAATTAATAAAAATAGCTACTGAACGTAGAGACAATTTAAAACTAAAAGACCTAACAATAGGTGCATTGGTTAAATTTGGTAGACCTAATGGTGCTAAAAGAACTGGCACTATAGAAAAAATAAATATTACTAAAGCTATAATAAATGTAGGCTTTAAAAAATGGTCAGTACCAATAAGCATGTTAGAAATACAATCAAATTAATTAAACAAAATTAAAGCCTTCTAGAAATTAAACTTTTAGAGGGCTTTTTTTGTATCTATAGGGCAATGATAGTTATGATAGTAAGTGCGACCTTATAGCACATATATTATATATGCAATAGTGTTTAACACTAGTGAATATATAAATAACTAACTAGAGGTAGATAGATATGAAACTAAAAGCAAATGAAATAGTTAAAAAAGTCACTGAGCATTTAATTAAACAAATGGAAAGTGATGACAATTCAAAATGGTTGAAGGGTTGGACTAACAAATCATTCCAAAATCTAGATGGACACAAATATAGTGGCATGAACTTGTTTTGGTTGTCCATGATTGATGGTGGTTTTTTAGGTGGTGAACCTAAAGAACGTAAAATATATGGTACATACCTTCAATGGAAAAATAAAGGTCTACAAGTTAAGAAGGGTGCTAAGTCAATACAAATGCTTAAACCTATTATTGGTTCTAAAGATGTTGAAGTTGAAACACCTAATGGAACTGAAACAGCAACCAAACATTATAAGTTTTTTTCAACTTTTAATGCTTTTAATATTACTGATGTAGATGGTGATATTTCAAGATGGGATAATGTAGACAACCCAAATAATAAAAGTGAAGTTGAAGTGTCTGAAGTTGCTGAAACTTTTATTAATAATACTGGTGCTAATATAAAACATGTAGATGGTGGTAATGCTTATTATGTACCATCACAAGATTTTATATTTATGCCAAATAAAAGTGACTTTATAAAAACTGCTAATGCAACTGCAACTGATGGATATTATGGCACTTTATTACATGAGTTAACGCACTGGACAGGTGCATCAAATAGATGCAATCGTAAATTAGATGGTTGGAAGGGTTCAACATCTTATGCATTTGAAGAATTAGTTGCTGAGATGGGTAGTGCTTTTTTATGTAATCAATTAGGTATAAGTGCAACACCACGTGTTGACCATGCTAAGTATTTAAAATCATGGGTGCAGTGTCTAAAAGATAAACCAACAGCATTAATGAATGCTAGTGGTTTAGCTAATAAATCACTTTTATATCTTAATGAGTTGCAATCAACTGAGATTAAAAAAGTAGCATAATTAAATAATAAACACTTAAAACCCTGCCATAATTTTGGTGGGGTTTTTTGTATTTATATAAAAAAATAATGATAGTACATTGTCACCTTGATTGATGATGATAGTACATTGTCGCTTTGATTTTATAGAGTGTGGGTGTACTTACATTGTGACTTACATTGTCACTGTGGTTTATTTTTGATGTTTGTGTTCATCACCACACCCATTGTGAAACTTTTCTTCTAACTTATGAATATTATTTTGGTATGAAGTTTCTTCATAGTTTTCCATAAGTGAATAAGGAATAAGACATATAAACTTAGACCAACTTACATTGTTATCTTTTGGTATCTCAGTAATTACCTTACGAGTTTCAGGGTGTACTATTATAAAAGAATTATCTATTTTCAGAACCATACCAAAAATGGGTTCATCATTGTCAGGATATGCCATTACAAGCCTATTGACAGCAGTATTATTAATAGCTTTGTTATCATTTTCTAAATTTTTACCAGAAAATATAAAAACAAAACCTGAATATGCTGAAGCAGAAGTATTCAAATAACCAAATACAGGTGACCATTCTTTTATAAATGGTGCAGGAACAGGTACAGTTTTAGGTTGACTAGGATTTAAAAGACGTACTTTAGTATTGCCTATAACTTGACCTAATATTGGTAATTGCTCTAAATAATTAGATTGTGATAAAGATTTTAATTGGTTGTTAAATGCTTTTTTAATTTTGTAGTAATTATCTAAAGTAATATTTTGAGAATTACTGGCACGATATAATACATTCTTATCTATACCTGCATTATTAATAATAGTTTCTCTACCATGCTCTTTGATAAGGGTATTAATATAATCAGAAAATTCTTTTAAAGACGTAGGTGATGTACTCATAAAATCAGCTATAGTCTTTTCGTTTATCATAATATCTACCTATAAAAAGTATTATATTAAATTAAATTTTATATCAACAATTAATTTTATATAAGGGTTGATTTCTTATTTATAAAGTGCATAGTTATTTTAACTGATTTGCGAGTGATTTGTCTCATATATCAGAAACATTAACTGTAAGGAGTGATATGTTTAATAAAACAAAACAAGAAGTACAGGTACTTAAATCACAAGTAGCTGACCTAACGACCCAAGTGAGTAGGCTAACATTAGCTATTCAAAATATACACAAAAGAAAACAAGCAGAAAAGAAGGTAAATGATAGTAGACTGACACCTTCAGCAGAGGAACTAGCTACAAAACATGAGTTAGATTTTCTTAGAAGGAGAACAGGATAATGCAATTATCTCTATTCAAACCTGCTGACATTTTACCAGATAATTTAAGGAGAGTTGTAGAAAAGGTGAGAAAAGACCTTAAAAAACCTACAGCACAAATTATTTATCTTCCATATATAAAGAGACAGCTTTTTAGCTGTTCTAACGTAGGGAAACAACAACATGGCAACAATAAGCATAGTTGAAGGTGAACTACCAATACTTGAACAAGCAACTTCACCCAAAATGTTTAATCATTTGGGCAAAGCCTTAGTTTCAGCAGAGAAAACATTTGCTGAGAACAAGACTAAAGTTGACGATTTCAGTATTGTTGTAGTCACTGAGACCATTGAAGATTTAATTTGCTAGGGTTATACAACTTTTTACCCAAGCATATAATTTAATTTACAATGTTCTATAGCTGTTCTATTGATATATCAACATGATGTGTCATATATAACACAGGCACAAAATCTAGGTAGGATTGAATTGCACATTATTTCATTATCTATTTTTTTGAAGTGTCCAACAGCAGTAATTAACACTTGTGCAAGTAAGGATAATATGCAGAATGATTAAGATAAGTAATAAAATAATAATGGTAGTAGCAATGGTAATATGTAGGGTAGTACACAAAGTCAGATGTCGGTCTTTTTTAAGACGTGTTGAAGACTTCAGTTATGAAGTTAAGACTTTAAAAAATACAAAAAAATTACCCTTTATAAAAAAACAAATCATTGTCAGTAATGACTGGGAGAAGTCTACAGCATTAAAGATAGGTGGTGTGTGTATCAAATATAGTTTTGATAAACTCATTAAATATCTTGAT